TGGCATGGCGGAAGATCGGGCCTCCTGGCTGCTGATTCACTCCGCCATTCTGCCACCACATATCGAACGCCATATCTTGAAACGAAAGCTCGCACTCATCCCCAATGGCAATAGGGAACGTCAAACAGAATCCGCCGCCGTTTGGAATCTTGATTGGCACGTCATCCAAGATCGGAAGTGTAACCGGAGTAGCGGCACCTTTGACGCGCATCACTTCCTGAATTGCGGGCTGTACGGATACGGTCAACTTGACGGGGTCGAACGCCAACCCTTGCGGATTAGCTACAACAATCGCGGGCATGTGACACCGCAACTCGCACTCGAATTGATGCAGCGCAAGCATGATCGGTGCGCTGCGAACCTTGAGGCGATGCTGGATTGGAGTGCTAGGAAAACTCATCTCATTGTCCTATCGTCGTGCTGCGCGGGTCGTATGTAACGTCTGGGGTAAGTGCCTCGTCAATCATCGCAACCTTTCCGCCGATGCTGGTCAATCCGGTTATCTCAGTCTCCCACTGATTACCCCGACTGTCTCCGCGAAACTGTAGTCCATTTACCTGATATGTTCCCGCTGAATCGAGAATTGCCCTGTATCCTTGCGGGTCTTGCTGCAAACGACGGATGATCGAACTGGAGATATTGACCAGCATCGGCGGATTGACCGATACGCGCAGCCGGGGATCGAGCGCGACTACGAAGTTTACCCCGTTCTGAGTCTGTTGCGGGACTCCAAAGATACCAGTGGTTGATGTATAGGTGATTGTCACCTGATTGTTTGGGTCTTGCGAGAGAGTCGAGATCCCCAGACCAGAGGGCGAGTACCACGATAGCAAGCTGCTTGCCGTCACCATCCGAGATACAACCTTCATCGGATCGCCGAACACAGCGCGAGCGCGAGGCATCTGAGTATTCAGGCCGGGAATGTTATTTTTATGAACCACGGATGACATCGTAGAGGAAAGATTCGGGTCGAGAGTGATGGGGTTCTGTGCCCCCGCTGCCATCTTCGCAATCAGCCCAGCTTGCGTCATCTGCGGATCGCCACGCAGTACGCAGTAGTTTTGCAGTATCTCTCCTATGCCAGTGAAGCACATGAGAGAGACTTTCGAGTCGTACACGTCGGGACGTTCATAAATAACCTCATAGATTTCACCCTCGAAAATAATCCCGAATGGACTGCTTTGCTCTTGATACCCGGCGGCAAGCGTGACCAACGCTCCCTGCCCATAAGCAAGAATCGCCACAGCATCATCGGTGCTTAGGTTGTAGAGGTCGATTCGCGCTGTCCAGATTCCCGAACTGTTGTCCAGGTATCCACTCAGGCTGACCTCGAAGACAATCCGCATCGGCTCAGGGATGTTTCCTAGACCGCTAAACACATACTCCGTTCCGCCCACGTTCGGCGGCGGTTGAATCATCAGACTCCACTTGCGCCCCATCATGGGAATCTGCGACACCGGATTGTATGGGTTCGCGCTCATATCGCAGTGTTGTCCCATAGAAGGACGAACGATCCTCCAAGTTCGTCTGCATTCGGGTAGTCATCCGGCACGTTGCCGAGACTCAAAACGTATGCGCTCCCGATCTTGAGATAACCAAATTGAGCGAGAATATTTGACGCAGGCCACGCGCCGGTGATGAGCGGGATAGATGATAGTAGGAGATTCCCAGCCGAATCCGATACCGACATCACCCAGTATTGCGCCATCTCGCTGTAGGTGATGAATAGCGTGAGACGCAGCACGTTCCCATCGACACTCAGGGACACGTTGAGCGTCTGGTTTGGAGCGTTCGTAATGGGGATGATTTGCGCCATATTAATTTATGTGCCAGATACTTTGGTCTCCCTTTGACCACAGCGAGTTCCATGCGTCTTTCAGGTTGCCCGATACATTCTGCCATCCCCAACTGCTTTCCGGCCCCGCGATGCCGTTGTTTACGGCAGGAGTTGCAGCGGCGGAGGGAACACTCGCTCCGATAACCTTTCCCGTAGACTGCTGAATTGCCGCTGGCGAAGGTGCTCCCGTAGAACTTGACGGCATCCCCTGTTGCGCCGTCACGCCTGCCGGTACTGGTGTGGGGTTGGTTTGCCCCAGTGTCGTCGTGTCCGTCGTCTGCTGTCGTGCGCTCACCGCTTGGCTTGCCACGCTGAATAGAAATATCTGCTGAAACTCTACCGTTGCCTCAAGCCCGTAGCGCGTCTTTACAGTATCGAGCGGCTGCACGTCAATGATGAACATGTTGGTATAGGTCATCAACCGAGTCGTCACAGTGAGAGGAACGCGAGCGGCGCGGAGATTCGATAGCGTCTGGAAACATGAGACGGACTTCGACTGATTGCCGACCCAGCAAGGCGTTCCGTTGGGTGAGAAGTCAGGCAGCACGTCCGTCATCTTTACGTCCATGATGAGATGTGCCGGGTCGAGATAAGCGTGATCGGTGACGTTCGCTCCGTCCTGAATCGGGTGTGAAGTCATCCGCAACTTCTGCGAGTGTGAGAGTCGCATCACCCCGTCGAAGACAAGGTACTGCGGCTGTGCTGCTGGAGACGTTTGCACAACGGGATCCGCTACCTGATTCCCCGCGTTATCGACAATCTGCGAGCTAACCTGTTGCGTGTTGGTGATGTAGTTTGCTGGAACCGTGAGCATCGTCAGAGCGGGTGCGCTCCACTGCGGAGGACGGAACTGAGTATCAAGTCCGGCGACCGTGCCGAGCAACGCCTTCTTGCCAGCCGCCTGCTTCGCTTGCAGCGACTTCGAGTAGGCGTAGACAATGATCTCCCCCGCGCCAAGCATTGCGGTGGATGCGACCTGCGGGATTGCGATGCCGCCCATTCTATTGGTATGCCCCGTTCAATTCTGCCATCTGCTGCTGTACATGCTGGTCGAATCCCTCGCGTACACCCTTCTTGATTGCCGCCGCGTGTTGCTCAGGGGTTAAGCTCGGAGACGAGTTCACAATAATTGTTCCAATAGAGATTCCGCCCGCGCTCTCTACCTTCCGAATATAGTCCTGCCCTTTCGCTGAATACTGGCCTCCCGATGCTCCACCATAGTCCGCAAGCGCATCCCCAACGTTTCCGCCGTGCCTATAGAGAAGCTGCGCGAGATACTTCTCCCCGCCTAGAAGGTTTTGTCCGGCATCGTAAGGGTCTACTCCGAGCATCTTGGCGGTCGATGGTAGCAACTGCATACGGCCAACCGCCAACTCCCCACTTGGATTCGGAGGCCCCATGATCGTCTTGCCGCTGGCATCGGTCTGCCTATCTCCTGATTCCGTCAGCGCGATTCCGTAGACCAACCTCATAAAGTTAGGGTCAGTGGGCATCCCAGAACCAAGCGGCATTGAATAACCAGACACAGCACGTTTCAAGTCTGCAATTTGTTCCGGCTGATTATAAGCCCAGGGGTTCGATGCCATGAAGTCCTTGACTCCCTTAGCGGCATCGGCGAGCGATCCTTCGCCTATATCGTGAGCCTGGTCAAACTCCGATTTCGCCTTTATCGGATGACCACTGCTAAGTTCCGCTGCTCCCACTACCATGTGCAGCATCATGTCAATCAGCGGAGGGATGATTGTTTCAACCTTCGCCATAAGTTGCAACAATACCCCAAACTCATGCGCTGCAATTCCTATGGACTCTGCGAAGTCTTTGAACGAACCAGTCGATTTTTCCAGATCGGTATTGCCTGAAATAGCTCCGATCATGTGAATAAAATTATGTTCGAGTCCTATAGCATCGTTACCGAGAACTTTCAGCAAGTCCCATAGTTGAGATAAGTAAGGGATTACATCTGTCGAGAAAACGTCTGCCCACTTTGGTAGGTTATTCAGAACATAATCATTCAGATGCTCAAGCTCAATAACTATTCCGCCCTTGCCGAATCCGAGCTTTTCGAGAAGCTGCGAAACGAACGCCATGCCGAAGTATTCGCCCTTCACTTCGAGGCGTTGAAGCTGGAAGGTTACATCGCGCACCATCTGCTGCTGCTTCTCATATCCCGGCCCCAACACAGCGGCAAGTTGCTTCTGGTCTTCGATGAGGGTGTGGAAACGCTCTTGCACTTCCTTCGTGCCAAAGAACACATCGTCAAGCGTTACTCCAAGCGTATCGAGGGCCGTAGAAACGGCGCGATACTGCTGAACGCTCATCATGTTCTGTTGCGCTAGAAGAGTTGTCTTTAGGTCGGCCTGGGCGAGCTTGTCGATGTACGCGATGAGGCCAAAGCCAACGGATGCGAAGGCCGTGGTTCCTGCCACTTGGAACTTGAGGAAGTTGCCAACGATGCCGCCAACAGAACCGGCGACGGTCTTCTCCGCTCCCTGCATTGCAGACGCGAACTTATCGAAGGATGCCTTATCGACGCCAGCGGAGAGAGATACAAGATAAGATTTGATAACGTCGGCCATCTCTTATCCTCCGTGCCGCTCTCGATACGCGCGGAAGTCGGCCTCGTTTTTCTCGCTCACGTCTAGGTACTCATGCGCATTGCACAAATCCTGAAACGTGAAAACACCTTCGACAATATCCCGATGTTTCCAAAGTCCAGCCTGTACCGGCCTCCATAGAAACGGGTCTAGGTTTGGGTACTCGGTTGGCTCGAATCCGCCGTCGCCGGTATCTGGTTCGACCCGGCTGCGGTAAAAAAAGGGGCGATGTTGAATGCAACCGTCTCCTGCGTCAACTGCAAAACCGTTGGGCCATCAAACTCAAGATCGGGAATAGCATAACGACCATCCGACATAAAGATCGGCATGGCAATCGGCGTTCCCGTCTTGACGCTGTAGCGACCACATACTGCAAGAGACATTCTCTGGACTTCCGCCAACTCTTCGCGCGTCAACTGCTCAAGCAGGAAGTTCGCCGTCATCGCAAATCCTTGCTCCGGCGTGATCGCGGGAGCCTCGGATGCGGCATCTTGGTCTGTTGGCGTGATCGTGGCGAGATAGGCTCGATACCGCTTGACGAAGGTAAGCCGAATCCAGCTACCGTCCGCCGCCGTCATCTGGCCGATGCGGTACTGCTGATCGCCGATGGTGATGTCCTTGTGATCCATCATTTCTCCCTATTCCTATATCTATGCCACATCCACCTGTAAACCCAATTCCAGTGAAACCTATGGTAAAGAGTATGCCAAAGCAGGCGATCAAAAGGCCGTAGTTTGTTGATCGGGCCTAGAGTGTAAATCCTCTTGTCATCTGATTTGCGAATGGTGACTCTAGCAAGCTCCATAATGTCTCCGTGCTACTGGTTCGAGATGTTTGCGGCCATGAGAGTCCATTCCAGATACTCACCCTTTGACCCATAGGGCTGTGGCGGCTTCTTTGTGAAGGAAACCCCCGTGCATACGTTCTGGTCGCCCGTAACGAGGTTCTGGAGGTCGAGGGCGATAGCAGCCCAGTCCGCCGAAGTTCCGTTCGCTACGGCGGTCTGGTGAAGGTTCTGCGCCAACTTCAGATAGGAGTTGATTGCGCTGGTCTGCTGGCAAGAGACTTTCACTGTCCCGTTGAATCCGGGGCTAGTCGAAACCATGACGGCGGAATCAGCGGCCACATCCTGCTCTGTCCATTCGTGCGTCATCTCGACAGTGATTTTGCCAGAGCCGAGCGAACCACCGGCAAGGATGAACGCCCCGGCAAGGGGAGAGGCAATCGCGCCCGTGAGGTCTTTGAATGAGTATGTCGTAGTTCCGTTTGCCATTGCGATCTCCTGTTACTTCACTGTTGCACGTTTACAGCGATAGTGAAACTCTGCTGCGTTCCGGCCAGAGTTACGGCGACATAGACTGGCATGGACTTGAAGAGGGCGCGGTCGCCGCTCGCCTGAGTTGAGAAGGAAGACGATCCAACCCAGAATCCAGAGGGGAGCGATGTACCCGGAGTCAGCCCACCAGAGGGTAGAAGTGGAATTGCGATACCATTCCACGTCCCCGCTGCGATGAATCCACGATTTGCGGCACGGCTGCAAGCTCCGCGAACGGCATTGAGGATGAGAGCCTGCCCACCATCGGTCTGCGGAATGGAGGCAAGGGATTGCAGGACATTGAGAACGGAAATCTGCGCATCCGCCGCCAGCATATCGAGGCCGAGAACGGT